CATCTGACTCAAGCTGTTTCAACTGCTTGTCATTCAATTTGAATTGACGCAACACATTGCCTTCTTGACCGGCCAATGTCTTTTGCATATCTGTCAGCACTGAGGTGCGTAACTCTTCGGGTCTGCGCGTAAGAGATGACATCAGTGTGGTTGCTGGCTTACCGCCTTGAGCATACAAGCCACGCACAGCAGCAAGCAATGTGGTATTTTCAGCCATGATCTCACCGCGAGCAATGCGGTCGATGATCTCATCTGTGGTGAGTCCAGTGTCACCCGCCAGACGTTGCAATTCAGTTTCAACTACCTTTGCACCACGGCCACCAGCAAGTCTTCTAGCAAAGTCTGTGAGCTTGTCAACAAGCATTCCTGTGCCGGTAATGGCTGTCTTTACTACTGGTGCAACAACAGCGCCTGTCAAAGTACCACCAGGCACTCTTGATAACCGTTCATACACATCGCCCTCACCAGACAAGAATCCGGTTGTGCCTCCATATGCGCCGCCAATCGCAGATGTTCCAATCAAAGCCCTTATGACATCTGCCGTTGTTTTGGCGGCCATAGGCACTGTTGCTGGCGCGGCTGCACCGCCAGTAGCTAATGTCACGGCGGCAGTTGGAAGCACTCCACCCAAAGCCTCATAACCAAGGGACTCAAGTGGTGCTTGTTGTTGGTAAGCCTTGGTCTTTGATCTGATGTCAGCCAATGCCGACTCATAATTCTCGCCGGTCATAGATCGTAGATAAGCCTCTGCCTCATCAGCACCTGTCAATGTTGCACCCTGCGCCATTGATCTCAAACGCTGAGTTGGCGCTGGTGGTGCAACTGTTACAGATATTGGCGCAACTTGAGGCGCAGGCTGCTGCATTGGAAGTCCACCGGCAACCTGTTTCAAAGCCTCCAGTTTTTCCATTGATAGCTTTGAAAAGTCACCCTTTTGGATAGACTCCAACTCGTCATAACTGAATTGACTCAGGTCATCGCTCATCGTCTTCCTCCGGCAGCTTTACGTCTGTCAATTTCTTGTTGTACAGCATTTTGGAATGGATTTTGTTGTGGTGCGCCATAGACCGGCACTTCATACATTGGCGCAATCTGTGCCAACGATGGGATCGTTCTAACCGCCGTGCTTAACAACTGTCCATGTGACTCAGCTCTCAATCTTGCAGTGCGTTGAGCAGCTAGCAAACCAACACGCAATTCTCCTGCTGTCAAACTTACATCACCACCAGCAGCGCGGCGCAAAATCGCTCGTTCTGCATCAGTCAATGTACCTTGTCCACGCATTTGAGATGCTGCATCAAGTTCTTGCTGTGCAAGCCCTTGCACAACAGTGGAGGTGTTTCTAAGGATTTGATCTGCATCAGCACCAGCAACATTTAATTGTTTGCCAACACGCAATAGTGTTGCTCTAAAGTCAGCGGCAGGACCAGTGATTGCCGTATCAAGTGCAGGCAGTATGCGATCAATGTTTGAAAGCGTTGAATTTGCAGACCGCGCCATATCTCTTGATACGGCAAGGTCTTTGACTCCCTGCTCATACGCCAACTCTAAACCTTTTTTCTCTGCATTTTGAGTAACATTCACATTGCTTGCACCTGATCTGCGAATCGCCATGATGTTTTCCATGGTGACAGGCATACCTGCCGCTTCCAATAATCTAACTTCAGTTGGCGATGCCTCCGGCTTATCCAACTGACGTAAATTATCCAGCGTGATTGGCATATTCAATGATTTCAGAAGTCTTATTTTCTCTGGATCAGCCTCTGGCTTATCAAGCAAACGCAAATTCTCTAAAGTAGGTTTCATACCCATTTCAGCAAGCAATTGCGTTTTCTCTGATGGCTTTGTCAACTTTAAAAGTTCTGGTATTCCTTCCTTTGCAGGCAAAGTAGACAGCATGGCGCGTTGCATTGGATTCAATACATTCATGCCACCTTGTGCTGTTCCATAACTAGGTGCGACTTGTCCAACCATCTCAGCACGCGCAACGGTAGGACCGGCTGGCAACTCTGCTGATACTGGCGCTGAAATAGCTTGCTGCGGCGTGATTTCAGCACCGGCAGTAGGTTGACCCATCAATAAGTTTTGATAGGACTCTTGAGCAGCCACTTGACGTTTGTACTCATCGAGCTTTTGCTTGGTCAGCAATTGCTTGATGGCGCTGTCTTGTGCGCTTTGGTAGCCTTGCTGACCAGCTTGCACGCCAGAGCCAAGAATCTGCATCAACGATCTTGGCGTTGTGCTCGGTCCACTAGATTGACCGATAGCCATTGCAGCTTGCAGCAAGGCTTGTCTCTCCATAGCCTGCTGTTGCTGTGGCGTTAAGTAGCCTTCAAGACCACTTGCACTGCCACCGCCAAACAGATCGCCTAACAGTCCCATATCAAATGATGTAGCCATGTTTATTTCCTTATGCAGTTCTTGGCTGCAACAGTGAGCCAATATAAGCGCCAGTTAAGCCGCCAGACAATGCACTTCCAAGTCCACTTGTGTACAGAGGTTGTGATGATGTCTGACCAACATTAGCAGGCTGCAATCCCAACGCGCCGCCAGTGATCTGCAAACGCTCCAAAGCCGCATTGCGTGATGCATCAAGTCTTGCCTGCGCCAGTGCATCGCGCTGTGAGCCAAGTCCCAGAGATGTCTGCAAACCGGCAATATTCATTGGTCTTGCTGCGAGTCCAAGATTGGCGGCTTGTGTGTAACCAGATTGGCGCAAACCTGCGGCAGTTGTTGCAGCAGTTCTTAACGCCGCCTCATTTGTCAATGCAGACTGCACGCCTTGGCGTGAACCGCCAAAGGCTCTAGACGCTGTGGCTTGCTGTGAGTCTCTCAAAGCCTGCATCTGGCGTGAACGCTCAATATCAGCAAGCGTGTTTTGCACCACTTGATCTTCGTATGGATTCATAAACTGTTGAATATCAGCAGCGCCAAATGGTGTCATGCCAAGGTTGTAGAGTTGGCTTTCTGCTCTGGTGTACATCTCACCAGGATCAGCGTACTGCCTTGGCGCAAGTCCGGCAGCAGTAGATTTTGCTCTCTCCAAGTTAGCCAAATACTCGGCCTTGATCTGTGGATCAATTGACGTTGTGGCCGTCTGTGATGTTGGTGCGTTTGCAGCACTCAGACCACCGCCTAAAGCGCCAAGCAATGATCCCGCTAATGATGGATTTGCTTTGGCGAAATCCAAGATGCCTGATCCATACCCTGCTAATGTGTCGAATACGCTTGCCATGGGAGCTGCTCCTGTTAACGAATAATTTGCCGCTGGCATCGTTGCGCCAACTGCTGTGCCTGTGTTTGAGAGTGCTGAACCAGCACCGAGTGCGGCAGCGCCAGTGCCAAGCGCAGCCAGACTGCTACCGATTCCTGCGCCAATAGTTGATGCGCCTGCCGATGCAGCAGTAAGGCCAAGCCCACCGCCAGCCGTTAATCCAAGACCTCCACCAGCGGTAAGCCCAAGGCCGCCAGCGCCTGCTGCACCAGCAGCACCTGCTCCAGCCGCCGCACCAGCGCCTGCACCGGCTGCTGCTGTGCCAAGCAAGTATGGCGCTGCCAGATATGCACCGCCAGCAATCAATGCTGCTTTGCCTAAATCGCTTTCTACAACATCGCCAACAACATCGCCAACGCCGCCAACGACATCGCCTATCGCGTTGCCAACACCGCCAACGACATTGCCTACAAAATCTCCAACCTTACCGCCCATAACATCCCCTTGCTATACCTTTGAGATATAAATAAAAGCCTTTGATCCGTCCAATAAATTTATTTGACATTTCTCAGACCAGCCAAATGACTTGGCAAATCGTGCAAGTTTGATGTCATCCTCTCGTATCAACGCATAGATTGACTTTCCAATCAAACCATCAATACTAGAAAAATCTTTTTGACAATTCTTCTTAACCTCTGCTGACCATCTTTTGATGTCAATGTGAAACCAAAGCAAATTGTCGAAAAGTTCCAAGTAGAAGATGTAATCTTCGCGAATACATACAGGTACTTTGCCTCCCATTTTCTCTCAATTTCAATTCAACGCTTACCTGATGCCACGGCCTCAAGTCTACTCACGCCAACGCGCCAATCTTCCAGCACCGCGCCTGTGTACTTGATCTTGACTTGGCGGCCAGAGAACCGCGCATCAGTTGGCTGTGACGCTGAGTACGGTCCATGTGTCGTTTCAGTCGATGTCGGATACATCCGAGACTTGAAACTCACCGTCACCTCGCCTAGCGTCTGCTCGTCCGGTATCACCTGACGCACCGACATGATGTTGTCGCCATTGCCAATCTCAAATGGTCCTGACTCAGCGTAGACCGAACCGCCGTCATAGGCAAAGCCGACTTCGTGCTCGTAGATGTAGCCGTCAGTAGACACCATTAGTGGCTGCAAGAATACACCTCGGTCAGTGCCTGCTGTGCGAGACAACAATCCAATATTCCAATGCGATTCCCTGTAGTTGTAACTTACATACGAATCAACTTCGTTGGATTGGCTTGATGGGTAAAACCACCATATTTCGCCATATTTTGAATTGTGGAAAGCGTACACCTTGCTGGCTTGGTTGTAGTTCATATTCTGAAATACATAATCAGAGACATCGCAAGGTAAAGGCTTAACGTAGCCATCAAACAAAAAGAAGCCTGACGTACTCATCCACATGGCGGCATTGTCGATGGCTGCCACGGCCTGCGATGAAATCAATCCGCAACCTGATCCAGCCTTCTCAAAAGCATAGACGTATGGCAGTCCAACATAGCTGGCGGTATGCACATCAACATCAGTGAACAGCAAATTGATGCCGCGCACCCTTTTGCCTGCTTTCAATGATCCAACTGTCTGCAACTCAAAGTCACCCGCCTGATTGGTGGCCGCAGCCGTCCAAACAGTATTGTTTTCTTGATCACACCACTTCACCGATCTAGGGTTGTTGGACGCGCCCAAGGCAAAGATAAAACGCTCGGCGGTGGACATTACAGCCTGACATCCTGTCGGCGCGTTGGTGATGGCGGCGGCCAGCGTTGGCGTTGCAAATCCCAATTGCCACTCATAAATCTTGCCATCGGCACTTGAGCAGGCAATCAGATATTCACCATAGGTGTCTAGACTCCAAGTTGTTGCTGGAGTTACAGCGCCTGTATCGGGACGCGCCACGCCATAAGCAAAGTTGCCATAGGTAGAGTACCCATAGCCGGTCTTTATCGCGGCATCAGATACGCCTACTGTAAAACTTGTTGGCGTTATCTCCTTGAGCGTGCCACTCTCATTCATGGCGTAGAGCTTGGAGTGCGTGCCAGCGGCAATGTATCTATCCCCATCATTGTCACGCCAAGTCAATAAACCTCGACATGATCCTGTCATCTGACTAGCAGATCGCTTGCGCCACCCGCCAATCGGTCTAAGCGTATTCTCAAACCAACGCACAAGGTTTGCGTCAAACCAGCGTCCCGTTGACTGATATTCAGTGCCGTTGCGATACACGCCTGGTGGGATTTTGAGTGGAATGAGTGCCATGGCTTAATTATGCGGTTTCTGTAGACAAATTGGACACGAATGTGAGAGTGGTAATGACTGATGGCACTGCCGGTCTGGTTGGTGAACTACTGGTTGCAAAATGCTCAATGCTGATACCAATATCTGTTGGTCGCCACATAATCTCTACATAGTCATTGGCCGCTAAACTGACAAATAAATTAAGCGCACCGATTAAGTGAGATGGATCACCGGTTGACTTTCTTGCCACAACATGAAATCTGCTGTTTGAATTGTCGATGTTTGTGCCGTTCTTGCGAAACCAAACATCCACATCTTGGCCGTCATTGGTAGTGTTCTTGAATTGAATGCTGAATTGGATATCGTAGATGCCAGCCTGCGCCACATTCAGCCTTGACGAATTAGACAAGGTCACGCCATTACTAAGGTCGCTGGTGTCAAATGTGACGGCATAGGCCGTTGTAGTGTTGGCCGCCGTCTGATCTGTGGTGTCGCTGAACGCGCCATAGGGACTATTGATCCACTTGCCACCGCGCCTGCCGAACAACGCTGAAAACAGTGCTGTGAGCTTGGCAAAGTAGACATTCATGCCGCCAAAGGATTGAGACAAAAACCTTTCCTCATAGACAGCGCCAGGCGTGCCAAGGTTTGGCGTTGACGGTGGCGTTATCTGCTGATCAAGGTTTAGTGCCATTATGCAAACGCTCTTGTGCCGGTCTTGTCAATGATCAAAGCCATGGCGCGAGGATCGGCATCCTCAGTGTTTGGAATACTGACATGAGTCCAGCGATCAAACTCACGAATGACTTGGTCATATTCAAGATCAGAGCCAATGATTGCTCTGACGACTTCATCTGGTGTCATGCCTGGCACGCGAATATCGGCGGCGCAGCCCCGTCTATGTTGTGATCGGTCTGAACTTCCCACTGCATCATTTACAGCTTTTGACCTGAACGCACTATTCACGATGATGGGCTTGCCGCCCAAAACCACTTTGACCTGCTCCAAGAATTCAGCCAGCCGGTACAGGTTGGCCAACTCCTCATCATTCGGCATATTGTCAAACTCGCGGTGATCTGTATGCGTCAACTCTTCAAGGGTAAAACTTGGTGATAGATTCATTTCATGTTCCTCAAGGTTTCGTAGGTTTGGATGCAGGAATTGAGCTTGCGGATGGCGATGTCTCCATCAGCTGCGATCTGGAGAAGATCGGCAGCGACAGTAGTCGATCCACTAGATTCGGTTCGTGCCTCTCCGCTGTTATCTCCAGCGGTAATGGAGGCAACTGAGGTGGGACATACGGCGCTTTGGGTGGGGATTGACAAGCGCAAATTGCCACTGGCAATATCAGCACGCAACTGAGTCTCTTTAGCTTTTGCAGCATTATTCGCCTTTCGTAATGTCTGTCCATAACTCTGCGCCACTTGCGCCATCGCCTGCTCAGTTTCCCTTGCCTTGGCATTCAGCGCAGCAATCTCAACCTGCTGTCGCGTGTACTCGTCATGCTTACCCTTGAAGTATCCACCACCAAATGACGACAGCATTGCCAAGACAAAGCCAAGAATCACCCAAGGGTTGAAGATACTCATCCTTCAGCCTTGCCTCTTATGTACGCTTGTGCCGCCATGAAAGCCACCACAATCGTACCCATGGCGGCGCAGTAAGTAGTCGCCAATCCGTTCAATGCGTTGACCTTTTCCAGCGTCACTAACTCGGATGCCATGTACGCAATGATGACAGGTGGGAACACTAAAGCAGCCCACGCCATGATGCGTTGCTGGTCTGCCATCTTGTCCATGTTCTCAATGGTGATCATGCGCTCTGATCGTGCCAGTTCAGCATCAGTCACCACGCCGTCACCGTCTGAATCAAATTGGTTGTATGTTGAGTTCTTTTCAAGCTGCTTAGTCATCACTTTTACCTTTCCTTTGTTGCTGTTCAACTTGCCGTCTTAACTTTTCCACCTTTACAAGCTCTTGCTTGACTTCATTCTTTGTTTTCAAGATGTCCAGATACAGCATTGCGCCCAAGGGCAATAAGAGCGCTATCAACACACAGCAGGCTATCCAGGCAATCATCTCTTCCCCCACTGACTTACGAACCACAGCCACAGCCACAGGTATAGGAGGAATATAGAAGTCACCACCACTGCCGCCAGCTTTGCTTGTAGGTTTCTTTCCTCCTCTTTGCGTAGCCATTGCTCTTGCCTCTTTTTTGCCTCCTGCTTGAGTCTAGCTTTTTCTTGTTCCTCTAATATGACTTCGCGCATCTTAAAGACTTCAGAGTACAGTGCGCCCATCTCTGGCGGTGACTGATACACCATAGTCTCTCGGATTTGCACCACCAAGCTATCCATCTCTTGCTGCGCCATCACACGCTTTAAGGCAGCCTCCATCAAATTTTGGTTGGGATCATAGATAGATTGGCTTTTCTCTTCTTCCTCCCTGATATGCGCGGCCAGTTGTTCCTGTAACTTAAAAAACTCGGTTAGGTTTTTGACAATGTCAATCTTGACCTGAGTCTCGTCAACTGCAACATAGGCTGACTTCTTTTTCGCCAAAGGCTTTGCTTTGGTGGCTGGCTTTGGCTTTGCACCAAAGAACGACAGCAATTGATTCCAAAAGCCGTGAACCTCTTTGCCAATTGCGATAACTTCATCAGCAGTGGCTTTGATCTCAACAAAAGATTCTTTGGCCTGCTTGTACAACTCGCAGCCAGCTTGGATGTTCTTGACCAATCCAGCCGCAAGAAGACAGATGCTGATCGG